CTTGTAGGTGTCTGTGTACCGTATGCTTGAGAACCAATGATGGTTTCAAACAGGATAAGACCTTTCTCTACAAGGTATTCGTGTGTAATTTGTTTACTCATTATATTATACTTTTAAAATGCAAATATACTAAAATAATTCTAATCCACCAAATTTTTTTGATATTTATTATTAAGAGTTTCACAAACATAATATTTTCAATAACACAAAACAAAATGAAAAAATTTTTCAGTCAAGTATTTCAAGACGAAACGGGTAATTTTTCATCAAAAAGATTAGTTGGTATTATTGCTGGATTAACTTTATGTGTAACTCTTTACGCTAATAGTTTTTCTCACGGTGATATAAAACCAGCAGATATCTTGGTAGAAGCTGTGGCTATGTTGTCGTTTGGTTGTTTAGGTTTAGCCAGTATAGATAAAATCTGGGGTAAACGTGATTCTAACTCTGACGACAAACCAAAAAAAGTGGTCAAAGATATCATTGATGAAGTAAGTGAAGAATAAAAAAGGGGAGCATTGCTCCCCATTTTTATATTTTAAGAATTTTTTTCGGAGGCATATTTTACTCCCATAATTGTGCCGACAATACTAAAAGCATTGGTTAGTAGTATTCCTATTATATTACTCCATGTCGAACCAATAACACTAGTATCAACACCAGCAAATAACGCAATTAAAAACATAAGTGTGGTTGTTACACCAACACCCATAATAACCCAAAGAGCTACTTTAACTATTGTCCCAATTAATTCGAATTGAGATTTCTTTTGAATTAACTCTAAATCATTTTCAGCGTTGGCCTTTGCGTTTTCAGCTTCAGCTCTTGCTGTCATAGCCTCAATCATTGATTTCTCAGCTTTGTCCTTGGATGCCTCTGCTTCTTCTTTTGCGTTTTCAGCTTCAACAATAGCAACTCTATTAAGTTCTAGTGTTTCGAGTAGTTCACCATTAATTCGTTCATTTTCAGTTTTCCAATCGGTTAACTCTTTGTTTTGTTTTTGAATTTGTTTGGTTATTTCTAAACGTTTTTTCCTGGTTGCGTTGTCTTTTTCTATAGATTCATTAACATAATTTTGAAATTCAACATCACCATCAACATCAATAACTTTCAATATATTACCTTCTAAAGATATTTTTTTTGTTTGATGGAGTTGGATTAATTGTTCTTTTGTTTTTTTATCTATTTTAATCATTATCTATAGATTTTAAATGGGTTGGTTTTGTTTTTGTAACCTTCGTAATCTTTTCTAAACTCTTCAAGTCTAGGTTCAATTTCATCTGATTTGATAATCCAAAATTGTGCACCAGCTTGAATTGCTTTTGCTTGCTCGTTGGCTTCATCACTAGATGAAATAATACCGATAACAACATTGTTACCGTAATCAAAATTTATTTTTCTAATCAATTCAATACCATCATAAGATGAACCAATTATATTTAAGTCAACAAACACACATTCTGGTTTGTTTGAAGTATCAGCGTTTTCGTTCCAATCTTTGAACATGGTTTCAGCTGTGTCAGCACTATCTAAACTTTCTAAGGAAAGCGTTATGTCTAAAAGACTACATGCGTCTTCAAATACTAAGTGGAATAAATCTTCATCATCCACTAATAAAATAGAGTTAATCATTTTTGTTTTTGTTTTTGTTTTTTTGTTTATTTTATTTTTATTCTTAATTTTGTACCTTGTTCTAACTTTTCAGCTGTGATATCAAAACCATGTTCTTTTAAAATCGCTTTACATATATTAAGTCCTAACCCAGTACCTGTTTCTTTTTGACCTTCTTTTCTAACGTAAGGTTTTGAAAGTTCATCAAAATCTTTCTGGTCAATACCCCTACCATTATCTTCAATACAAATATAACCATCTTCACTGTAAATTTTAACAAGTTTGCTTTTACTATCGTTGTATTTTAAACCATTTCTAATTAAATTATCAATAGATGTACACATCAAAGATTCATTGACTTCGATTGTAGGTAAATTATCATCTAAATATACTTGTGATTTGTAAGCGGTGGAAGTTAAATAATCATCCATTATTTTTTGGATACTACATTCAGTTTTACTTAAAACCACATCAGTTTTTACCAAGTTGGTAAATTCATACACACCTTTATAAACTTTTTGGGTGTGTTTCAAACCTTCTTTTATCATTTTTAAAGGTGCTTCTAATTTTGCCGATTCTATGATTTCTGGGGTTAATCTTCTTTCTAAAGATGATACACCTCTAGGTATGTATGTATTAATACCAGAATGCATATCATGTCTTAATATCTTGGCAGCATGTTCTAGGTATGTGTTTTTCTTGTCAATCTCCAATTGTTGGTTAATTTTTTCGGTAATATCAGTAGCTATTTTCATTACTCTGTAAGATTTACCGTTATTCCCAAAGATAGGGTTGTATGTCGCTTGAAGATAAATTAAATCACCATTTTTTTTCTTTCTGATAATTTCACCAGTAAAAAATTCACCTTTTTTAAGTGTTTCCCAAAAGTGTTCATATTCTTTAGTGTCTTTTACACCATCTTGAACAAATAAACTGTGATGCTTCCCTACAATTTCATCTTGATTTTCGTACCCTAATGTATTTAAAAATAATTCATTTGCAAAAATTATCGTACCATCTAAATTAAACTCAATAACCGCATTCGATTTATTAATCGCGTCCATTCTATTGGAAAATTCATTTTCTTTGCGTCTTATTTTATTGTTAAAACCTTTTATGAAAAAATAAAAAGGTATGAAAAAAGTTATAAAACATATTAATTCAAAATAACCTAAAAATTTTGAATATTGAATTACATTTAAAAGTAATAAAGACTGTACGGTAAAAGATGCTAAAAAAATTAATATAGAAATTATTAGCGAAACTTTATATTTTGATATCATATTTAAAAACAAATGTGGGCTATTACATTCTAAAATATAAATAGTCCACATTTTTAAAAACTTAGTGTTTTTTGGTAAAAATTTTAAGTTAAAATAAACCCTTTTATCATCATATTATGTAGGTATTCCGAGTGTTCTATGTTCTTTTCATTAGCGTACCCAAGGCTCATATGCATCCCAAAAAATGGTCTACCTAAACCTATTTCACTTCTGATGGCTTGTAACCCATCTCGTTCTTCGTTTGGGATATTCAACCACCAGCTTCTACCGTCACTTCTTGGGTTTAAATCCAACACTATTTCAATTTTCTTACCGTGCCATTTCTTCTTAGCAGCTTCCCACGCATTTAGAGCTTCTTCCTCGGACTTTTCCCCGTTTTGAGTCAAATCCTTCATGCTGTCGTTAATAAACGAAATGTGGGCCCCTCTAAGAGGTTTATTCAATACCAAGTTGTATCTCTTTTTGATGAACCATGCGTAGTATTCGCAAATCTCTCCATCTATAAGAACCATAGCCATTTTTTTCCATGCGGCTTGATTCATGTGTTTTTTTGTCTTGTCTTCTGGCTCAAACTCAATCTTGCCAGTAAGTGTTATTCTATTCTTCACGTCGTAATCCAAATAAATTGTTAAGTATTTCTGTATCTATCTCATGCGCGATTTCATGAGACAACAATGCTGTTAATTCGGCTTCTGCATCTATGTTATGGAAGGCTCGTAAATCTTGAGCCATTTCTGGTGTCCATGAGACTCTTAATCCTCTCCAATAAGCTCCACCCCACTCTTTTTCAGGTAACCCGTTGTTAAGTGCCCATCTCTTTAAACAATAATCGCAATATTCTTTGGTATATTGGAATATTGTGATTAATGATGAGGTAACGTCACTTCCTTTTACCTCATGTGGGTCGTGTTTATCCCAAAACCTATTATCTTGTATGATATAGTTTTTGGTAATGTATTTGTTTATTAAATCATATTTATCTCTGGTTGTCATATACAATTATACGAAAACCAGAGTAATATGTAAACGTTACGCTAACCTAAGTGGTTTCAAAAACTCTCTAAGAAAAGCATTTTCTGCTCCACCAATCTTTTCAACCCATTTATGGTAATTATTCACGTTACGTTCTTCTAATTCAATAATTGCTTTTTTGGATGGTTTGCGAACACCATATGGTAGCTTTTCTTCTTGGAAATCTGGATACATTTCTCTGTTAAATACTCTTTCATCTACCAAGAACACTACAGCTGTTAATTGGTCACCTAAGTCTGGTTCGTAGAACTCAGATGTCAACAAACCTAGGTTATTAAGGGTTGCTAAATGTTGATTAAGACTTCCTAATTTATCTGGGGTGTTGTTTGTCGTACCACCATTAAGAATGATAAATGTTTTATCTTTTTGAGCCCATTTGTTGTAAATAGCTTCATGTGGTGGTAAGTTTCTAACGTTTTGTTGATACTCTACCACAGCGTGTCCAAATTGTATTCCTTGTTGAATTGGACTTAAGTTGTAAGGTACAAGTCCATACATTCTGTATTCCAAATACATTTCAGTTTTTCTTGGCATCGAGTTGGCTTTTACTTTACATTGTGACAATGCTTCAAGAAATTCATCCTTCGGCATTGTTGGAAATGTAAAATAATGTTTTTCTTTCGACCCATACCACTCTAGTGGCCATTCATTAAGGTTCAAGACCCTAATGTTAAGTTCTAAACACCATTGATAAGGTGTTTTTAATTCCATTTGTTCCATTTTCTTTTATTTTACCAACTATCGTAGTCGGTTATATCTTTTTTAACTTCAAACAATCCTTTTTCTTTGCTTTTTATAATAACTTCAATGTTATCACCAATACCAGTTGGTGTAAAGCAAAACGTTCTTGTGTAGTGAGTCTCATGACCGTATAATGTTTTAACAGCGTCTTCAACTTCTTTTAAGTTTTGTTTTTCTTTTTCGTTTAAACTAAAATCCATTAGTGTTCCATTTGTATTAAGTGAGAAATTGTACATTGTACTGGATTGTAAATGATAAACTCATCATTTCTCAAGTCAGCACCACCGTGAGCGTATACGCTATCAAAACCATCCTTTTGGATGTTAGAGTAACTCAAACTATAACACGATGAATCATGTTTGTGAATGTGTTTCTCGTTTCCTAAATGTACATCGAACAAAGCCAAGAAACCTACTTGAGAGTTCCCTCTAGTCCAATGAGAACCTGACAGAGAACTATACCCTAACGATTTTTGACTCTTGTTTGCAAAATATACACCGTCACCGAACATTGAACCAGTATACACCGCGCCAGAAGGTCTAATCATAAGACCAGTCTGAATAATGTTAAACCAGTTCTCGTTACGTGAACCATGCCAGTAAAGTCTTTTCTTTTTAACTTTGGCAGTTTTAAAGTGAGCATCAAACTTAGCTTGTGTAGCCAAGTTAACCACTTTGAAAATCTTTTTAGCTTTATTGGCGTTATCACCCAATAATTTTGTGATAAGATTAAGTGTTTCAGTATCTTTCTCAACTTCAACTTTAAGACCCATTTGAGTAAGAATGTCGATGTCTGACATTTCTTTACCAGTGGTTTCAACAGTTTGTTTTTGTTGTTTGATAAGTTTAACCTGACCAGCCATTGTGTCTAACGCGCTTTGTTCCTCACCTAACAACCTTTGAGCTTTCTCTAATTCAACATCATCACCCAACCCTTGAACCAAGTGGTTTTTAACGTTGTCCATCTTTCTTGGTATGATTGTGTAAAGCTTCAACAACTCGTTGTTAACGTCTTTAAGGTCACCACCAACTTTCAACATCGCAGTTACTCTAGATAGAACTTCTTGAGCTGATTCCACTTGTTGTTCAGAAACCGCATCTTGCGTTACTTTATAGTTTTTCTGGATAGACTTATTCGCGTATGCCATAAGGTCTTGAACCAATTTCTTAACCATCGCGTCTTTGATTGCTTCAACGGTGTTATTTTTTGATGCAGCGTTAGAATCATCCACTACTGGCTCAGCCAACAACTCAGTTACATCAGTGTAACCTTTTGTTGATGAAGTTTTCTCTCGTAATATTTTATCCCACTCGTTTTTACTCTTAAACACGGTAGCCATGTTTTTGCCCACTCTACCATACTCACATTTGATTCTACCATCTGAAAGTTCTTCCATAATGTAGACTTTGTTGCTATTGTCTGTTTTACCGTTGTCTACCGACACGTGAATCAGTTTAGCGTATCTTAATCCGTTTTCTTTTGTAATCATTTTAAATAATTTTTGACAAATATACAATTATAATTTTAAATCACCAAATATTTTTTTTTTTAAAAACCTTTGAAATCATCTGGAAGTCTTTCGCAAATGTTGTTTCTCCACCATTCGCTAAATATTATTTTTCTAGAATAATATCGCCACAAGTGCATAGGCCATAAAAAAACACACTCAGCGGCTAATTCCAGTAAAAACAAATCTTCTAAATTATCAAAAAATTCTGGGTCATCATCAACTATTTTTGTTATTTGCAACCCAAACATGATTCCCCCAATTAAAAAATACGTTAATAATAAAATTATAATAATACTTCCCATAGTTACTTCCATTTTTTTGTTACATCGTCAAATTTTGACTCATTATTTGTTACATAGTCCAAAAACAATTTTTGCATTGCTGGTGGAACTGGATATCCGTTTACATAAACAACATCCATTACTATTTCGACTTCTTGGCCAGCTGGAAGTGGCATATTTTTTGCCACTTCAACTGCTTCTTTAAGTCTGTAGACTTTATTCTGTATCATTAGACGCCAAGACTTCTTTTAATTTCTTCAAGTTCCATTTGTGCTCTAAGCTCTGGACTGATTAGTTTATTAAGACGGTCCTCTAAAAGTTCCAACTCTTTTTTCTTCATAGTAATCTCGATTTTGTCGATTCTTGTTTTGATATCCTCAGCCCAATCATCGAACGTGAAACCGAACCATTTGAACTCTAAAGTTGTTCCTACGATTTTTTGTGCTTCGTTAAACGCGTTGCGTTTCTCACACAATAAACCTAACATATAAACCAAGTCCTCTACAACAGCACAAACTTGTAGGTTTGTACTTGCTGATGAATCTTTGCTGTATCTGAAAGCACAGTTAGTTTTCCAGTTAGGTCTTTCGGCTTTAGCGATAGCTAATTTTTTTGCGTTAACAATCTTTGTTAACTCTTGTACCAATTGGTCATTGTTGTTTGTTGCCATAATTAAAAATATAATACTCTTTGTTTGTTATCTTTTTTGATTGTTAAAAGTTTCAAATCCATTTCTACCAATTTATAGTAAGAAATCTTTTCAATAACTTTTGGTTTTGTTGTTTTAACTTTAAAATCGCCATCTTTTATCGTTACAACTTTTCTACTAGTCAAATTGTAATTCTTGATGTTGTTTTTTCTGTTGTGGTAATAGTTGCCGTTACTGTATTCTGTTTCAGCAGCTTCTAAATTGTAAACTTCATAAGTGTTTTCATCAATCGGTAAAACAACTTCACCTAAATAAGAATCTCTTTTTCTAGAATAGTAGTCTAAAACTCTAGCAACACTAACTCCAATAGCTTCTGGTGAATTTATCACACCACTGAATTTTGAAGCGTTAAATTCATCTAACAACTCAGCATAGTTTGATACTGGTGTATCACTAACTTTAGAAGCGAACTTGGTTAAACCGTTAAAAGGTTCAAAACTTTCTTGCCAAGTTTCTTTTTTAACTTTATAAAACACATGTGTTTTACTACAACTTGTAGTTGCGTGTGCATCGTTGCTGTACTGATAATTGTCAGTAAACCAATTGAATTTACCCAAATAGATATAATCTTCCATTTGTTTTGTTTTGTAAGTGCAACCTTCTACCAAGTCTTTAACACCAATTTTTTGTGATTGCATTTCAGTGAATTTTTGCGACTCTTGGTAATCAGCACTTGTTGTTGGTAACAAAACCAAATCCTTACCATCCCAAGCATACACAAAAGTCCCTTCTAAACCTTTACCTTTCATCGCGTTACATTCTTGAAGAATGAACAACAAGTTAGGTACACTGATTTCAAACTCAAAACCTCTTGGGTCGTAAACACGACAATAAGTTGACCTATGGTCCCAACCGTTTGAATAACCACCAACTTTTTTGTTCAATACGAAACCTTCAGTTGGCACGTTGTCAAATTCAATAGGTTTAAGTGTTTCATCAGAAGAAACCCTACCAAGACTAGGTGTGAATTTATCATAAGAACCAACAAACTTATCAAGATATTCTTCCTCAGTCATATCAGCATATTGCTTATACCAATTATTTTTATTTTTTGAAGATTCTTCAACGTAATAAGCGTGGTCTTTTTTAGATTTAGCTACACGGTCATTGTACTGCTCAAGTCTTTTTTGTTGATATGTAGCATCATCCATGTGGTGATATCTCCACCCATCCCAAGAAGGTTCTTTACGCCATTTTTTACCGTCATGACCTATGACGTAACCCAATTTTCCACTATAAGTATCGGTTCTTGGGTTAAAACCAACCTTAACTTTTTCTGCAATAAATAATTTTGAATTCATTCGTTTTTTTATTATTAATATACGTTATTTTCTAAAAAAATAAAGAGTTTTCACTAAAAAAATGTGACTTTTTTCAGCTACTAACTCTTTGATTTACACCAACTTAAAGAACATATCTCTAACTTTTGAAGAGATGTATTTGTTCACATCTTTTGGTTCGATTTTGTTATCAGTCATGGTGTCCATTTCCTCTTTTATTACGTCGTTTACTACCCAACGAATTACATCACCCAATTTTTTGTTTTCGATTGGTTCTTCGTTAGGGAATACGTTTTCAAGCGCTTGGTTGAAACGACTTTCAGTTACAGCATATTCAACAAAGCTTTGGATTGACTCTAATTTCTCAGTGTCAACTGCTGCAAGTGTTTTTACTTTTGAACTAGAGTGTTTTTCACCTTTCACTTTGAAACGGTGTACGTTACCGTTTAGGTTAGTTGACCATACGATACCTTCACCGATTCCAGAGAACCCAAATGCTTTGGCAACTGGACATTCTTCTTCAACAGCTAGTGTAAGTTCAGACAATTTGTTTTGAACCAACTGTGGCATGTTAAAGTCAATATCCATTGTCCATGTTTGGAAATCTTCAATATTGTAAATGTTATCCTCAGGGCTTTTTAAATAATGTGAAGGAATCCAATAAGCTGGTTTTTGTCTAGCTTCTTCTTCGGTTTGTGTAATCGGAGTTACTTTAACACCAAAGATAAAGAATGATTTTGGTAGGTTTGAAATACCAACACCCTTTTGGATGTTACCACCAGCCCATTCACCGTAGATTGTGACGATATTGTGACGAACATCGAACATACCTAACGAATCAATTTGACTAGCAAATTTTTTAAAAGCTTCTTTATGTGATTCAACAAAGAAAGCAAAACCAGCATTGTCTTTTTCTGGCGTGATAATGTTTTCACGAGATTGTACCCAATACTCGCTAGTGTTATCATAACCGTATTTGAAAGAAACACCAGCGTTGGTTCCATGAAGTTTTACAGTACCTTTGAATGTAAGTGTTGGTTTTGGTTTAGTGGTGTCATAAATAGCGTCACCATTCTCGTCTAAACCTACGAAATTGTATTGTCTAAGGATAGTAGCTACTACGCTTCTGAATTGTTCGATAGACGGAAATTTAATCATTTTTTTCATGATGTAATTTATTGTTTAATTAATACCTAGAAAAAAATGGGTGCTATTAGACACCCATTTTTATTTTTTATAAAATGGTTTATTCGTTTAAAACGCGTAACTAACACTTGGAGTTACATAGTCAACTCCATTCCAGTTGCTGTATGTTAAACCGTAGCTAATATCACCGTAGCTCTTAGATACACCTAAACCGTATTCAATGAAACCAGCGTCAGATGTAGCAAAGTAACTACCAGCACCTAAAATTACACTACCAGTTACTGAACCCAAAGGAAATGTAGGTTGTACACGAACTTGCCAGAAATAGTTTCTTAAATCTTGAGCTGTGGTGTTTGTTGTAACATCACCGTTTAATTGACCACGACCCACGGCTAAACCATAACCAATACCCTTGCTAACAATACCATACTCAACACTAGCATAAGTGCTTTGGCTGAACGTTTGTCCGTTAGAATTAGCCAGCGATAAACTAGCTGACACATACTGGTTTAGTTTTTCTTTTTTAGTTTCTTGAGCTTGTGCTGAAACTGTTAACGCGATAAACGCGAATAATACATAAATTAATTTTTTCATCTTTTTTTGTTTTTAATTTGTTTTTAATTTTATTGTTATTGTTTTGAGGTACAAATATACTACTTTATTTTGTAACCACAAAATTATTTATTGTTTTTTTTATTAACTTCTTCAATTAACCTTTTTTGGAATTTACCAACACCCATGTCAATGTTGTCATTTAGGATTTGTTTACCCTTGTTAATCATAAATTCTTCTGCTCGTTTTTTAACCTTATATGCCGCATAAAAAACCGCTATATAAGAACCTAATACCACCAATAGTAAAATAGATAGAATCACTATTAAAATCGTCAACGCAATACTCATTACTCTACCAATAAAGTTTTAATCATGTTCTCAATTTCTTTGATGGACTCCAAGGAATCACATGTGTTTTTGTCATCTCTGAACCCAGCAAAAGAAGGGTATAACAATGAATAGTTACCATCAATATCGTTTGATAAACCGTTACATTTGCATTGTATTACAGTACCTAACAAGTTCTCTTGGTTTTCTGTGATATAAGCCATCATATCTTCTTTAAGACCTTGTGGTCTTGTTTTAACCAATCCATCAGAAGACTCACAGTTAAGACTAGAGATTACATTCTCATTCTTTGTTCCTTTGGTTCCGTAGTTGAACCCTACAATACGTAAATCAACATCCATTTCCAATTTCATTTTGATTTGCCATGTTGGTTTTCCGTCTTTCCACTCACCATTCCATGCTTTAAGGATTGTACCTTCTTCACCAGCAGATAACACTTCTTGGAAGTGGGTCATAGCTTGCGCATAATTGTGAACAATAAGGCTTTCAACGATGTTTACATGTGTTGGACCAACTCTTTCAATAGCTCTTTCCAAATATGCTAAACGTTCAGCGTATTTAAGTTTTGATGATTTGTTGAAGTATTCATCTACTGTAAGACGGTCCCATACGGTATAACGAATTTTGTCTAAAGCTTCTTCCATCGAACCATGTTTGTCAGTGAACGCTTTTAGTTTTTTCTCATTTTCTTTATCAGTTCTAGAGTCTTTCTTACCCAAGATGTCAATAAGTGATGCTATGATACCGTTAGACTCATATCTAGGTGTATCAACCATGGTTAACTCACCGTTAAGAACACAATCTTCAAATGAAGTTAATTCATCTAAGAACTTGGCACCAGTAAGGATTGTTGGCTCACCTTGACGTGATTCCATTTCAACCTCACCACTTCGAATGACAGCGTTGCAGTAACGACCATCCATTTTGATTTGTGATATACCTTTACCACCTTTTTCAAAAATTTTACGAGCTTTCTTCTCGTCAAAAGATACAGCACCCATATAAGGTGTATCTTCAATAAGGTCTTTAAACACTTTGTTCATAAACGTAGTACCCATACCAATTTTACAGTCTTTCTCGATAATACGCTCAATGATATAGGCATCATCTGTTGATACACCACTCAATAACACTACAAGCCAGTTTATAGCTTCAGACCCAGTGAATTCTCTGTTGTAAATTTTCTCTAACCCAGCTAAAGCCCATTCAAGTGTTTCACCACCATCGTTGTCTGGCGTGTATTCTGGAACACGTTTTAGATAGAATTTAACTCGTTTAGAGTTGGCCAAATATAGCACTCTTTTTAAAAGTTCATTATCTGAGTATTTTCTAAGGATATCAACCTTAGCGTTGTTACCGCTCTCAGCAGCAATCTCGTCAAAAATTTGTTTGATTATCATATTAATTATTTAAGATTATTGAGTCACCTACTTTTTTGTTAAGGTATAACTCATGAGTTATTGTATAAACATCTTCACCTTTTTTGGTTTTGATAACCATCTTGTCATCGGGTAATTTTTTGGTCACTAGACCTTGTGTTGGTTGTGGTCTTTCTGCGGTGACTATAAAGTATACACCAACACATATCAATATTAAAAGGATTGTTGTAATTAAACAACCCCAACCAGATTTTTTATTATCTGAACTACCAGCGGCTTCAAGCCCTACTTCAGCAATCCCTACTATTAAATCTCCAATTATTTCTCCAGCCATAATGTTTTTGTTTTAGAGTACAAATATACTACTTATTTTTAATCCTCCAAACTTTTTCCCAATAATTTTTCCAAATGTTCCCACATTGGTTTGGCAGCGATGGGTGTATTAAGGTACAAAACACCTTTGAACTCCGCGTATTCCTTGGCATACATGTCAATTTTACCACCGTGTTCGATGTTCGCAATTCTATCCGCTAATTTTAAAATAATCGCATCTGGGTTGCTAGCTGTTTTAGGTAGAGTTTTCTCTTTTTTCTCTTTTCTGTTTCTTCCAAGCTCATCAGTAACACAGAAAACCATCTCAGCGACTTCAATACCGAAATGTTTTTTAATGTCGTTGTAGCTTATACCATCATCTTCTATGGCATCGTGTAACCAAGCGGCCACAATGTATTTCCCAGAGTAACCAAATCGTTTGATTACATCCACAACATCTTGTAAGTGTTTGTGGTATGGAAATATCTCATCATAGGATTGGTTGCTGTGCGCTTTGATAGCTACCAACTTTGCTTCTTCGTAAGTTTTGTCAGTGTAAGTCATTATCTTCTGATTAAAATGTATTTGTGTTTGTTTTCTTTTTGTTTCGGTAACTCAATTTCGGAACAAGGGTTTGATTTGATGTCTGGAATATTCCAATTTGGGTAATAATTACCGAAACCCATTTCTTGACCGTATTCGTTAATTACCCTGCCGTATCTATCTAGTTTGTGCATATTATCTTCTGATTAAAAGGTATTTATATTCATTTTTTGTTTCTCTTTTTTGCTTCAATTTACCATTACCAACTAATTCTTAAGTAACCACCATCTCTAAATTCCCCATCAACATACTTGGTTTTAAAACCACGTTTGTTTAACTCTTTGATTGCTAAATCTTGTGGGTAACATGAAACATCACAAGAAAATTGATTTCTTTTTACTGACATTTCTACCGCTTCCAAACATAACTTAATTTGTTTTTCAACCTGTTCACCTAAGATTGTTTCCGCTGTTTTTCTAGCCCAGTCGGCCGTAATGTTTTCTTTCATATTATTTATTTTAAAGGTTATGCTCTAACCCATAAGGATTAGAGCATTTTGTATAACAATTTGTCATCGTAGTTAACTATGAAGTCTTCTACTGAATCAACTTTACCATCAACCAACCCAAAATACAATCCAGTGAATTGTTTTAAGTCGTGTTTACCACAAACTTCAAAGACAGCCGCAGCGTATCTTTTCTTTTCTTCTTTGGTTATGTTTCTTGGTTTACGAGCACTTAACTCAACCCACATATCATTTAACTTTACAGTCAATTTATCGTAGTTTTCTTTAAGTCTTAACAATTCGTCTTTTCTTTCTGGGAAAGTTGAGGCGAATTCTTCTATCTCGTTAGATTTAACGATAGTTATGATATTGTGTTCAGCAGTTTTACCTTTCAAGTGGTGAACCGCAACATAAGCTGGGTTTTTTATCTTGATACGGTTGAAATTAGCGTCTACAACAACGTAACCTTCTTCTGACCATGGCATACCTTCAAATGTACGTAACAATGCACCTACATCCTTAGCATTCAAGTCAAACGATTTTACCAATGGTATGCTTAATGACACAGAGGTCATTTCTAAAGCTTTTCCAGATAATTCAACTAGTGTTTCTCTGTTTCTCACAGTTAACAATGTTGCTGATGATTCACCATGTGGTTTAACCACTATGTTATATGGTGTTGTCAACTCAAAAACATATATAAGGTCTTTGTTCAATAAACATTCATTGAATGTGTATTTGTTGTTTACTGTATCCCAAAACAAATCGTTAAATGTTGTTCCGTTTTTGTTGTTTACTTCACCTTCACCCTCAGCGGTACCAGTTGTACCAGCAAACCATTTATTAGCGTGCCAATCCCAATATACTTGTATAAGGGTACCATCAAGTTTCTCTAACACATTGGCTGTGTTCCAATCTATTTTAGCAGCGTTTCCTTCCTCAGCGTTGAAGAATTTACGGAACGCCAACGACATAACTTTCCACGTACCTTTTTCAAGAATAAGACCACGACAATCTTGCATCTCTGGCAACCCCATAAGAGTTGGTGATGATAATTGGTCGTATTTCAAAAGAATCTTCTTATCGTATTCTCTTGATTTAAGTTTAAAGTCATTTATAGCTTTATCTAGCCCATATTTTTTTATATATGTAACGATAGCTAATTCATTATTTTTCATTTTTTTTTGTTTTTAAATTAAAAAATATATCTGATAGTTTCTAAAGGAAAATACTTAGAATATAAATCTTTAAACTCTAATATTAAACCATGTTTGAAACGTCTTTCATATCTGATGTTATCAGCAGCATACTGAGAATCTTTAGCTTCTTGTAACTCAGGAATACTAAGTAGATTATTTACTTCTAAAGTATTTCTTTTAAGTTGAATATTATTGTAAGTTAAAAAGATACATTCTGATTTAAAATCAATACCTTTCAACATTTCAAACAACTCTTTATAATCATCTAACCAATTTGGATAATATACAATAGGACTAAAGTTAATATGAACTTCCATTTTTTCTTGAAGAATAGGAATCATTGCAATTCTATCAGCGATACTATCCGTTTTAGGTTCTAAAACATCTGATATTTTTTGAGGCATTAAACTAATTCTTATTCTATGCTTATTTGCAGCTAAATTATAGTCTTGTATATTAAACTTTGTTGGGTATTTGGTTGCAAAAGTAGTTTTTACTTTGTCATGTGTGTTGAAAAAATCAAATACTTGTTGCCACTCATAGTGTTTACCATGTAAAGGCACATCAGTACTACACCCTATATCTATACAATAGTAAGTGTCATCAACTTGATTTGACACTTTAGGCCATGGCTTGGATTCAACCCATTTATTAACGGAAGCTAAGATTTGCTCTGTGTTTTCGTTGATATAAACCTTGTCAGCATTATATCTACCTACATAACAATATGACTTCATACACCCACCAAGACAACCATATATAAAATTAGGTGAAATAGCATCACTACTTCTATCATTATCTCTGGTTATTAAGGTTTTAGTTTTTTGTTTCTTAATTTCCATTTTAAATATTAAAGTTTAATTATTGTTCGTCGTCTTCTTCGTTATCATCGTTATCATCGAAGCCATCTTCTCTCATGTCTTCAATTGCTCTGATGATATCATCATAAGTTCCGCTGTCCGCTCTACTTTTCATTTCCCTAAGGAAAGATGAATCATTTTCATCCAAATTATCAAATAATTTTTTAGCAGAGAACATGGAAACCAGTTCGCTAAATTTGTTTACATCATTTTCATCGAAAGCTAAACCGCCTAAGAAAATTAACATTGTTCCTAACTGCGATATTGTTACATCACCAGTTTCAGAACCTTCGTGCATTAAAGCTTGACCCATTTTCATGAATTTAGTGGTCAACTCTAATCGTCTTTCTATGTTTGCCATATTTTATATTTTTTACAAAGATACTATTTTAAATTATATCATGCAATTATTTTGAATAATAATAACTTGGAATTCTTATTTTAACACCATGTCTGGCACCCACAGCATCAATGCCTTCTGTAAACCTAGTGTCAAAATCACAAGTTTCTTCAACTATACTTGTAAGATAAAGAGTATACTGAGATTTACCCAACCAATCTTTTTCTTTTCTGAGGTCTTTAACAGTTACGTTGAAACCGTTAAACGTATGGTCTTTCATAAACTCATTTAATTCTTCTTTAAGTGTTTCTTCATCAATATCCATTTGGTATTGAACACCCATCGAAGTTAATGATTCACTAACCATTTCATTGTATCTACCAAAACTTCCGTTGATAAGAACTTGCATTGGCACCCATTTAACCACATGCGGTTCATTATGGTTTATTTCACCAGAATACTTGGCTAAATAAGTATAACCCATGTTACCACTTTTATGTATTGCGAATACTAATTGTAAATCAGAAATATCTAAACCAGTTTCTTCTTTACACTCTCTTATCGCTGTTATCATAGAGTCGTTGTTGTCTTCTGGGTCCATTTTACCACCTGGTAATCCGAAATCGCTATGGTTATCTTTTCTTGATACACCTAGTACCAATCCTTCTTCGTTAATTAAAACTACTTGTGCTGTTATCATAATATATTTTTTTGCAAAGATACAATTTTTTGTTTATAAAACAAAATTTATTGTTTAATTTTTATATTTATATTAAAACAATTAAGCTATGTTCATAAAAAAATTAATTAGTCCACAAGTGGTTACTATCGAAACCGATAAAAGTGACTTACCTAGCTATTGGTCAAACCCAAACAAAATAGGTGCTGGGTCTGCTTGTATTGGGTCTGCTGCTGGTGGTGCTGGTGGTTCAACTGGAGGTAGTTCAAACAATAACAATAACAATAACAATCAACTCGGCTACCTTTTAATAGAGTTAGGTCCTTACTTACTTTTAGAGGATGGTGGTAAAATTTATCTTTAATTATGGCAGTAGACAAAAAAATTAGTCAATTACCCGTTGGTTCATTAGATATGGCTAGCATTTTACCAGTTGTTACTAATGGAATTACAACTCAAGTAACTTTCGATACTTTCGCAACTGGAATTATCCCTTACGTAAATGGTGGACCTCAAGGACCTGTGGGTCCAGCTGGTGCTGATGGTTTGCCTGGTGCTACAGGTCCTGAAGGTCCTCAAGGTATTCAAGGACTAACAGGACCTCAAGGTCCTACAGGTCCTACAGGTCCTACAGGTCCTACAGGTCCTGATGGTGCAGTAGGCCCTGCTGGTTTGCTATGGCAAGGTCTTTGGGATGGCGACACATCTTATAATATTAATGACGCTGTAGGTTTTAGTGGTGCTTCATATTTCTGTTATAACCCTGTTTCAGGTACTGGTAACGATGACCCTACTGTTGATACAGCTAGTTGGGCGTTGTTAGCTGCTCAAGGAGCAACAGGTCCTCAAGGCCCTACAGGTCCTACAGGTCCTCAAGGTCCAGCCAACACAGCAACAACAATTTCTTATTTCGTATCTGGTTCAACTGGTATTAGTTCGATAAAAGCAATTAATGCAACTGGTTTGGATGCTACTGGAGATTACGCTTTTGCTATTGGTAGTCAAACACTTGCTAGCGGTATGTACTCATATGCTGAAGGTTATAAAGCATCTGCTACTACCACGGTAGCACACGCTGAAGGTTGGTCAACGTTAGCATCTGGTCCTGTATCACACGCTGAAGGTTATTTAACAACAGCTAGTGGTCAAATGTCACACACTGAAGGTTATCAAACTAAAGCTATTGGAAATTATTCACACGCTGAAGGTAATGGTACAACAGCTAGTGGTAACACATCTCATGCTGAAGGTGGTGGTACAAGAGCTACGGGTATTTATTCACATGCTGAAGGTTATCTAACAAGAGCACAAGGTCAATATACGCATGCTCAAGGTTATGCTACAATAGCTAATGGGACCTATGCACACGCTGAAGGTGTAGCTACATTGGCTAATGGTGGTAGTGGTAGTCACGCTGAAGGTAGTAGTACAACAGCTAATGGTAATAGCGCACACGCTGAAGGTCTTCAAACAACAGCAAATGGTGATTATAGCCACACTGAAGGTTATCAAACAAAAGCTGATAATAATGGTGCTCACGCTGAAGGATTCTTTACAACAGCATCTGGTTTTACAAGTCACTCTGAAGGTGCTAACACAACGGCTGGTGGTGATTATAGTCATGCTGAAGGTTCTTTTGCGATTGCTATAGGTCAAGCAAGTCATGCTGAAGGTTCTGTTTCAATTGCAAATGGTTATGCGTCACATGCTGAAGGTGATAGTACAGCAGCTAATGGTGATTTTAGCCATGCTGAAGGTTTACAAACAACAGCATCTGGTGAAGCTTCACACGCTGAAGGGTCAGAAACTCTAGCAAGTGGAAACTATTCACACGCTGAAGGTGGTTTGACAACCGCAAATGGTAATTATTCACATGCTGGTGGTAGTCAATCTATTGCTAATGGAGAAACTTCATTTGTACATGGTAGTAATTCACTAGCTGTTGGGTCAAGTACAATTGTTTTGGGTAATAATATTACTGGGTTAACATCAAATACAACATATGTTGATAGATTAAATATTAAAAATTTATTTACTGGAACATCTATAAATAATTTAGGCGTAGATGTTAATGGAAATGTAGTTAGTGGGCAATCATCTTATTGGAGTGCTACTGGTTCTAGTATTTATTATTCAGATAAAGTACTAATCAACGCAAATACTGATACCAGTACCAAGGTATTAACAAATAAATTATTTGTTAATGGGGATGTAGGTATAATTGGTTCTTATAGAGTAAAAGGTGTTAATGGTTACTTCTTTGCTGATGATGCTACTGGTATGTATAGTGATACTGGGAGTAGTATAAAATTTAGGGCCTATAATCCAAATGGTAATCTTTTTGAATTTATACCAATATATCCTAGTTGGACAATTACTGGGGCCATTCAAAATGTTATTCATCAAAACTATACAATAAACCCAGTTACAGGTGGAACAGCAATTAGAATGATTAATTTAGAACCTACAATAAATCAAACAGGTTCTACATCATCAATTATCCATGGTGTTAGAATTGCACCTACATTAACTTCAGCTTTTGATTTTAGAGCAATTGAAGTAACAGGTGGTAAAGTAATAATACCTAATGGAAGTTCTGCTAACGAAGCGGTTAATTTAAGTCAAATAACTGGGATGACTGGAACATCTATTAGTGGTGGTACTTTTACTAACCCTAACACTAAGATTACTTTACCAAGTAGTACTGGTTCTACTGGTGAAATAGTTTATTTTGGTACAGGTTCAGGGTTATCGGCTGGTTTGATTTATTATTTCAATAGTTCAGGGCAATGGACAGTAGCTAACGCAACAACCGTTAGTTCATCAAAATATTTAATAGGAATTGCGTTGGGTACATCAATAACAGATGGTATATTGATTAAAGGTTACGCTAGATACGCTGTAGGGAATTATTCAAGTGTTGGTACTGGTGATGTTTTATATTTAAGTACTACAAACGGTTTTTTCCAAACAACAGCTCCTTCAAGTTCAAATGAAGTGGTTAGGGTTATTGGATATTGTATAGATAGCGTTAATGATACTATTTATTTTAACCCTGATAATACTTGGATAGAAATAGTTTAAGATATCATGACAACAGTTAATTATACAGCATCCACATCTATTATTGCAAACCCTGAAAGGGGTTTGCAAAAATATTCTAAAAACACAAGTGGAGGTTCTTATTCTCTCATTAACCAAACAACATTAATAAATAATAGAACAGGTAGTGATAAAATAACTGTTTTATATAGGTATATAATGTTAGAAAATTATATGAATACTGATATCATAGATTCTACTTATTTAAATAATTTACAAACAGATTTTACTAGAATAAGAAATGCTGGTGTTAAAGTAATTCCTAGAATTGCTTATAATATAACAACAACAGCTAGCACACAACCTTCAAAAAGTAGAATTATAGCCCATATAGAGGCGTTATCAAGTACGATAAATGCAAATAAAGATGTTATATTGTCTATACAAGCTGGTTCTATTGGTTTATATGGAGAATGGTTCTACACTGATAGTAGTACTGAATTTGGAGACCAAAGCAATGTATCTCCAAGCCAATGGTTGAATAGACAAAATGTTGTTGATGCTATGTTAAACAATTTTCAAGATGTACCAATTCAATTAAGAACAGCTAAAGCTAAAAGAGAAATGTACGGTTCAACTTTAATATCTAATTTAACAGCTTATCAAAACACACCATTGGCTCGTATTGGTTTTTATAACGATGCTTTACTAAATAGTTATGGAGACCAAGGTACTTATGAAATTATTGGTCAATGTACTAACCCAGTTGGTAGTGTTGATTACGATTTGATATCTAATGCTGGTATTTATTTACCTAACACTGGAGAATCAAATGGTTTTAATTCTTGTAATGGAGGGTTAAGAACTAGTGGTGTCAACGCAACCTATGAATTTAACTTATTAAATTTTAGTGTTATAAATAGAGATTATTACCTACCAGTTTGGGATGGTTGGATAGCTCAAGGTTATTATGATGAAATATTAAAAAATATGGGTTATCGATTAGTATTATCATCATCTACACTAAACGGTAATAATTTAACACTAAATATAAATAACGTAGGTTATGCTAAAATTTTATTTGAGAAAAAAGTTTATATAGTTTTAAGAAATGCTTTAAACGTTGAGTATAAAAGACTTTTGGATAAGGATTTTAGAACTTTGAATAAAGGTAGTAATAGTTTTAATTTTAACATACCTAATGATGTACCTGATGATACGTATGATTTATATTTACATATTTCAGATAAAAATGCTGGTTTAGAAGATATGCCAGCATATTCTATTCAATTAGCAAATATAGGTTTATGGGAAAGTGCAACTGGTTATAATGATTTACAACAAACAATAACTATTACATCTTCGGGTA